TTACAGCACCTTTATCGTCTTTATCACCTCTTCCTGTTTTCGCTTTTTCTCCTCTGTCAGATGTGCATAAGTGTCAATTGTCACAGATGTTGATGCATGCCCCAGAATCTCACTGACAGCCTTAACATCAGCTCCGGCAGAATATGCCAATGTGGTATATGTATGTCTTGCCATGTGAGGACAAAAGTTTTCAAGCTTCTCTTTTCCATTTTCCTCTGCTTCTTCGTTGTATGATTCTATGATTCGGTTAATCAGATTTAAGAATCCAGGTTCATTCCAGACACGTCCAACAGAATTTGCAAATACAATGTCTGATACCTGTCTCCTGATGTTTCCGGAATCATCTACATAAGGAATTGACATCGTAGGACCTGCATTCCTCATTTTTTCTTTCAGAAGCATTTTTCGTACCTCATTATTCATCGGAATCGTTCTGACTGATGTTCTGCTTTTCGGAGAAGCCAACGCCATAGTAAAGCCGAAGTCTTTTTTCCGGTAACGGTTGACCGTCTTATCAATGGTAAGCATATTATTTTTAAAATCTACGTTATCCCATGTAAGCCCGGCAAGCTCTCCTATCCTTACTCCTGTATTAAATAAGAAAATAAATTCTGGATAAGCATAAGAATACTGAGGACTTGTCTTTACATAATCCATAAACAGCTTTATCTGATCTGATTCTATTGCTGTACGTTTCTTTGCTCCTGTCTGAGGTATCTGGAGATTTCTGGCCGGATTCTTCAGTATCACATCTTCATCCACTGCACATTCAAATACTGCATTTAAACAGCTTTTTAAATTCGTCATGGTAGAAGTTTTCTTTCCATCCTTAATCATTCCATTGACGATTTTCTGGCAGTCCACCTTTTCAATCTTACAGATTGGCTTCTTGCCTATTGTTTTTCTAATATATGTATTGTAATAGGATTTATAGTTGATGCAGGTTGTTGCCTTGCGCCCGCTCTTGGCAAATGTCTCAAACCAGTAATCAAAATACTGATTTAATGTCTCTTTTGCTTTCTTTGTATTGAACCTTGCCCCTTTATCAATCTTACATAATAAATCATTCTCCTGTTTACGGAGATCTGCCAGACTGGCAGTTGTAATTGTTACACGCTCTCCGTCAACCATCTTACGGAACATATATCGCTGATTCTTTTCATCGTAGTATTCGCCTACACGGAGGTTTCTACCCTTAATGTCTTTTCTCGCCATAGCAATTCCTCTCTTATATTAAGGTAGGGCAGCAGTCCGCCGCCCTTGGTTGTCTTATTTAATTCCCAGAAAGCTACACACAAATCTGAAAATTGTATACGTTTGGTCGTGATCTGCTTTCTCTAACATCTCTATGATTTTCTTTTTGTAGTCCATATCAATATCCCCTGTTTCTTAATACTCTGGCAATGAATCTATAGAAAAACTCAAGCAAACTATCATCATTTATTTTCTGCAGTATCTCAACAGTTTCTTTCTTATAATCCATCCTGCGCCTCCTCATCGTTATCCTAACAATGTTTTCATAAATACATATATTGACCGTAACCAACAAATATTGTCTATCTTTTCCAGCATCTCAATAATCTCTTTCTTGTAATCCACTTTATTCCTCCCTCAAGTAAAGGTACTCCAGTAATTTGTATACTCTGTTTAATGTCTGCTCTGTTTTAACTTTTTCCAATAAAGCAATTATTCTTTCTTTGTAGTCCATGCCTCTACCTCTTACATTTTTGTTTTCAAGTATTTAAAAAGTATCATATAAACAAATCTGAGCTTCCCAGTATTTTGTTCCTCTTCTACCATTTCAATAATCATTTTTTTGTAATCCATACCCAGCCTCACTTCATTAGTCCATTTGTAAAAGCATCTATACATTTAAGATGTCTTAAATTGTCTATCATACCAAGTTTCATAATAATAAAATATCTCTCCCAGTCTTCCTCACTCAAAGTAGAAGCTTGATCTGATACCACCATCTGAAAGAGTTTCACCAATTCAAAAGTTTGCTGCAATGATCTTCTATCTTTATTGGTCTGAACAACATCCATGATTGCCTTTCTGCAAGGAACCTGAGTTAATTTACACTTCTCCATCGTTTTCTGCCTCCTGCTCCTTTTTAATCTGGTATTCATAAGATGTTCTTACACATCCCCAAATCATATCCAAGCTTCTGATATTATCCAATTTCAAAATATAACTGATAATATCTGATTGTCTGGACAGTACCATATTATAATCATGGCACACATTCCAATTTTCTTCCCAGACTTTTGCATCTCCCTTTGCTTCCTCTAACTGCTTTTTAAGGTCTGCAATAATCTCTACAGCAAGGCCTACACTCCCCAACTCTAATTCCTGTACAGGAACACCTGATACCTCTATTGTTACTGGTTCTTCTGTTGCACTCTCTGTTTTCGCTTTGTCACTCATGCTCATTCTCCTTTTCTAATGTCTTCATGTAATCATACAGTTTTGCTGATATAAAACCGCTGATAAAGATTGTAAGAACATCCATTACTGATATCATTCTCGTCTGTTCTCCTTATTTCGTTGCATTGAGGGGAATGAGTGTGTTATAATACGCACAACCCCTCAATTTGATGAATCGTCGGGTTACCTTGCCCCTATCAGAGGACCAGTCTGGTAAGGGCTTTTTTATTAAATTGCTTCTACCTGAGACTTTCCAAAGAAACTTGCCTTATACTCAGCACCATCTCCCCGACTTCCCCAGATCAGCGAGCATCCAAATAATGCCTTGGAACCATGAACCACTTTATATCCCAGTTCTTTCCATTTGGCAAAGGTATTTGTCTCTTCGATGATTCCTGCTGCCTGCTTCGCGTTTTCAATACGCTTCGCATTGATTTCCTCAGCCTTTGCGCTTAACCATGCTCTATGAAGAGCTTCTGCGAAGTGGATGTCCTTTGTCTTGCGGTAAATTTTCCATGCTTTCAACATAATCTTTGATAAGTTGTACTTCATGTTCTTATTCCTCCTTTTATTGGGATTCCCAACAGCCCCGGCAGGCTTTAAACGTCTAGCGTTCTACTCAGTGCATCTCAATCTCTCTTATCCTGTTTCCCGGTGTTATGTCGCCGTCTTGCTTTCCCTTTCGGTACTCCCATCAACTTTCGCTGTTGTTCTGTTCCCTTGAACTGATTATATTATATAGGATATGTACATATCTATCAATTGACATTATCGCCAAATATGTACATATCTTTTTCATTAATTTTGTATATGTACATATCTTGAAATATATGCTATAATCTAAGAAAATAGGGAAAGTATGTCTTTTATTTATTCCCTTTCCCAGAAAAGAGGTTATTAATGGCTATCAGCGACAAAAGAAAAGAAAGTATGTATAACTATGCAAAAAAAAATCTTAAACGTATTCCTTTAGATGTCCAAAAAGAAAAATACGAAGAAATCAAAGCAGCTGCAGAATCTGCCGGCGAAAGCGTAAATGGTTACATTAAAAAAGCAGTCGATGAACGGATGGAACGCGATAACATATAATCACTATTATTCACGAAAGGATGTGCATTCATGGCAAAACGTCTTTATACCTATGACGATATTATGAATCTGCCTGATTTTATCCGGGTAGAATTGATTGACGGTGTAATTTGCACCGATGACTGGACAAATCTGGAGATTGACGAGGAAGTCTTTCAGAATCCACCATCTGAGGATCATCATGTTACCTATCGCCTTTCCATCGTAAAAAAATAAAACAATACCTGATATTTACTATTCCATTTGCATAGGAGGATTCTATGAGCCTTTTTAATAAAATTAAAAGTGTTTTCAATTCATCATCCGACGATGTTCCTGATGCTCAAACCATCTATTTCAAAAATGGAGAGATGTACAAAGTATATCCCACCGATAAAGAAAGTTGGTACGATGCCAGATATCTGGTTTCAGATGGAGTAAAATATGATCTGGAGAATCTGGATGATTTAAAGCGCATTCCTGTACCAAAATTCCCGGCACATCAAAATATAATGGAGGGATATGGCGTTACTGGAAATTTAGATTATGTTTTAAGAATGAAAGCTGGAAGCTTTTATAATCGCAAAGATAAAATAATGTGTTCTGCCTGTTTATGGAAATGCACCGAATTAATGCTCGCCCATCCTTTGTCTTGGGAGGAAAGTCATTTTTACCGGATAGTACAATGGCACGTAGAAATGGGAATGTTTGACGAAGCTGACAAGGCTGAGAAATATATATATTCCGTACTTGATTATGATGCAAACTATCAGCAATTGATCAATCACATAAAAGATAATCCTGAATACATAAAACAGCAGGAGGCATTTCATAAGAAAAATTTGATGCGTAAAGAATACTATCATATTTTTTATGAATTACCTGAACTGGCTCCCAAATCTTTTAGTGCTTATAGCAGAATGAAAAATGCTCAAACAAAAAATTTTCTCAAACTTAAAGATCAAGCAATAAAACATGGGATTTCGATAAGCTAGAACTGAATACAGTATATTTATCCAGGCAGCCAGTAGAGCGGCTGTGGTTCCCCTGATCCTGAGCCTTGACAGGAGGGGATGCTTATGAGCGATTACGAGATATTTATGATAATCCTGACAACAGCCAGCTTAATTGTATCTATCCTTACATACACACATAAGAAATAGCCGCCCTGCTCTCTGGTAAAGAATAGGCGGCTACGTCTTAAACATATATCTTGCCAGGACGGGGAACCTTGACTTCCCTTACTGGCTGTCTTGATAAGTATATTATATGCCAGCTTCAGGAATTTGTCAATTTACTATAAACTGCTGCCTTATTCATTCTTCAATATGTTCATCAGTTTTATTTTTCTTTTTTAACGCTTCTTTTCCCCTCCAAACATGTCCCGTTACCTCGTAGACTTTTCGTGGTGATACGATGTATGTGATTCGGCTACCACCGGAAAGGCTTTTAGCTGGCTTGTTGTTCTGAATAGCTACGCCAACTGGGAGCCATCCATACACAATTCCTGCTCTAACAGATGAAACAGGGATTCCTGTCATTTTGCTTACATCTTCTACGGTTATTCTTTCATTTGAGAACTCCGGCATCTGCGGTATTCCTGAGATGATTCTCGCCACTTCTGCGGCGAATTTATGTATTTCTGCGTTTTCTTTGATGTAGTCGTCAACTGCACTCATATTTTGCCTCTCCTTTCTATACTGCTTCTAAATACGCCAGGTCTTTCACCGTCTCAAGACGTTCCTTGCAGTCTTTATATATTTCCTTATAGTGTTTCCCTTTCATGATTCCCATATCAATTTCATGCAAGATAATATTCTCCATTAAAGACAGATTATTTAACTGCATCACCGTAGCTTCATCTCTTTTACTAATTCCAGCCATTTTATTTGCAAGTCTGGTATAAGTCGCATAAAGCATTTCCGCATGATCGCTCCCCTGCTCTTGTGCATAGGATACAAGCTTCTGAATAGCATCGGTTTCTACTTTTCTGGTAAACTTACCTGCTTTCCGGGTTTCAATCCATCTTTGGGTTGATTTCTCACGAATGAAGTTTTCCATCTGCTTAAACGCTCGAATATATTGCAATTTCCATTCAAGGGCATTCTTTCCGGTAAATCCCATTACCAAGAGCGAAAAACCGTCACGGTTCATCAGGTACATTTTATGATACTGTCCATCATCTGCCTTTCTTTTGCTGACAACAAACATCTTTGAGGGCTCCTCAAAATTGAGGAGCGATTTCTGCAAATTATCAATAGCACGTAATACATTATCATGCCGCATTTCAAATTTCTCCGCTACCTGTAAACTATCACATACTGCCTGTTCATTTTTAAGATATACTAAATCGTCTATAACAACGCTCCTTTCCGCTCTGCAATTATTTTTCCGAGCTATATAAGCCAATACTTCAAGTTTTTTCAAGTTCTATCTTGGAAATAACTGTACTGTTATGGGGCTACATATAAAAAATCTCAACATTTCTCAACAACCATGAGTAAATATGTTATTGCTTTTGGACTGTATATGGCAGAGACTCCACCTTTTTCCACCATAATGCTGATTCTTCACGCTTTCCTCACGTTTCGTTATCCATTCGCATGTATTATATACAGCCCCGTATCCTTGCAGTACTGTAATATTTCCACCTAATTTTCCATTCTATTGCTAAAATGGATATCTTCCACATGCCTGCAGTGCAGATCTGAATAATGCCAGTGTTTTTCGTTTGTATCCATAAACATCTGCATGGCATTTGTAATTCTGATCAATCCCTTTTCTGGCAAGGACCTGAAATGCCACGCCCTTGGATATACTGTAGAAGAGATCATCCTCAACCATAGGATTGCATTCATGCGCACATTGTAACAGCAGAAGCTTGTCCGGCAGTTCCAGATCCAGACAATACTGTTTCAGCTGTTTTTCCTCTCCCTTTTTAAATCCATAATCTGCATAAGTTGCTTCTCTGGTTCGCATATTTTCTTCCTTTCTTTGCTCCGCTTTAAGTTGTTCCCGTGTCCCATTTTTCTTTATGCTAACTCAAATGGATTCTTCCCATTCCGGTTTCTTCTCATTTCAGCTTCACTAATGATGATGTCTAACAGTTTTCTGCCAGACGCATTGACTGTAACATTGTAAGTATTTCCGTCTCCCTGTCCTTTCCCAGACTCTTCCCGAACAATCTGACGCAACAGACTTTCCGGTGCTTCCAAGTTGTTACCTTTCTTCTGGTCGCCTAATACCGCAAGGAATTCTGATCTTGGCGGAATAACTGCACCACTGGCCAGATACGGAAACGGAACTGAGTTTACTCTTGGAAGGCTCATGGAATAATTTCCCCATCGGCGTCCGCCATTAGGAAGCTGTACATTATATGAAAACGTAAAGCCTCTTTCAATTCCCGAGATTGCACTGTTTATGTTATTAATCATACCGTTTACTTTAGATATAATATTATTCAATATAGTACCGATTCTATCTGCCGCCCTGGATATTGCTCCGGAAAGACCGCTTTCCATTCTGGATCCATAGCTTTCTACTTTGCCAACTAAGGAAGAAAGACTTTTGTCAATCGAGCCTGACATACCTCCAACCGTCCTATTGATTTCGTCACCGGCGTTTTTCCATTTTTTTGTCATGATGTTATACTGACTCTGGAACTGACTCTTAACACCTTTGGTCATCTCACCAAGGCTTAAGTTGGCCTGTATCTTCATGGCTCGTACATTCGTTTTCACTTCTTTTGCAGAATTTCCCCAGTTAAGCACCGTAGAATCATTTACTCCTGCAAAATTTTCTTCTGTACTGGACTTAATTCCGGCTGTAGCCTCTTCCACATCTGTCTGAGCGGTCTTTATTGACGAGGAAATCTTCTCCTGTGCTCCGACAATATTGGTATCTACTGCTGTAGTAACCGCTGTAGTTGCTGCCGGGAACTCTGCCCCTAATTCTGCATTCAGCTCATCCAGTGGTACGCCTGCATTCTTCAAAGCAGTGTAAACCATGTTTAAAGCATCCTGCGCACTCTTGGCACTTCCGCCAGTGTCCTGAAGCTGACTTCTGACTCCCTGATAGGTTCCACTAAATTCGTTCCCTTTCAGGCTTAATGTATAAAGAGTGTCCGATAAAACACTAATTGCTTCTTTCGCACTCAGCGAAGAGAGATCAATCTGTCCTGCACTTTCAGAGAATCCCTGTCCCAATGCCAGCACTTTATTGGTCATATCTTCTACGAAGGTACCTGTTACGCCTGCCTGAGCACCATATTGTTCAAGTATTGCTTTCGCCTGCTCAGCAGATATGCCATATTCTGCCAACTTATGAATAAAGCTATCATACATTTCAGCATTGGATTTTCCCGCACTTTCATCGGCTTCAATCAGCTTCCAGAGATCCTCTGCCTGCTTTTGGGTTATTACATTTGAGGAACTCATTGCCCCAGCATAATCATGCAGATATCCACCCGCCTGTGTCAGAACACCGTTTCCACCCTGTAAGGTTTCTATAAATCCTGCCAGCTTTTCTGTTCCTACAATTGCCGCCGTAGCTACCGCTGCGATCAATCCTGCCGTTCCTACCAATGGGGCAAGAGATGAAGCAAGGGAAGTAAATCCGCCCGCTGCCGCACTGGCAGCTTTTCCCAGTACAGATGTCAGACTTCCAGAAAGAGCCGCTACTGCTTCAGATCCGATTATCTTCTTTCCTATTGCTCCAATCAGCAACTTTGCCAGACTGCCAATCCCTGTTATATCCGCAATCTTTACAGCAATAAATGCTTTTCCGAGAAAAGCTGCTATTTTGCCGGCTGTACCGCCCTCTTCCAACCCATCAAACAGACCTCCAATCGTTGTTTTGATTGCTTCAATGACCTGCCACAGATGTTTTCCCCAATCAATCTGGCTTAAGAATGTTCCTATTCCTTTCCCTACTTCTTCCCAATTTGTTTTTTGAGCCAGTCCAACCAAAGAAGTACATAAATTGTTCAGGAATATTTCCAGTTTCTGTCCATTGCCTTTCCAATCAAATTTTGATACAAAAGTATTGATTCCGCCCACAATATTATCAACCATCTGTTTCCAGTTGAAATTGACAGCAAAATTGTAAAGAGTTGTAAACGCACCGTTAAGTCCAGTAGCAAGTACATCTCCTATCTCTGAAAATGAAACAGTCGAAAAAACACCGTTCAGTGCATCCGCAACCGCCTTTCCAATATCAGCATAAGGAAGATTATGAACAAATCCGCTAAATATCTTCCAGGAAATCATGAGCATGTTGCCAAGCAGCTGTCCAAGATTATTCCAGTTCACCTCACGAACCAGACCGGTAATACCTTCTGCAAATTTCTTTCCAAGATTCTTCCAATTTATTCCTGTAATCAGAAGATTCATAGTATTCACAAGAGTATTAATCCCAGCCCCTACAGTACGTCCTAACAAATCCCAATCAATATGATCAACCAGGCTATTAAATGTTCTTGTAAAAGCATCGCAGAATTTTGTGATCTTTGGGCCAACATTGTTCCAATTAATCACATCATAAATTTTCTGCAGGCCTTTATTAATGCCACTGGCAATATAAGCCCCCAGTCCTTCCCAGTCCTCTTTTTTAATGAGCTTTCGGATCTTATCAGCAATTCCCTTTATAGAACTTGTGATAGGAACTTCTTCAAACATATCACCAGCAGATGGGCCAGTATATTTGTTCCCGCCGATTGTCCCTGCACTGTTTACGCCATCATCATATCTATTAAGTTCATCAATCGGGCTAAGATATCCTTTTACTTCCTTTGCGGCTTTCTTGGCACTATCCGCTGTTTTATCCAAGCTGGCAGCATAATCTTCCTGAACGCCTATTGCTTTTGTAAAAGTTTTTTGCCCGGTTAATGCTGCAATTAGCATGCCTACACGTGTAATCGCATCTGATATAAGGTTAATAAACTTAGCAAGAATCGGTGCAACTGTTGTCAATATTGGCGCGAATGCTGTTGCAAAAGAATTCTTTAGTCTTGTCATACTGGACATCAATGAAGACATTGCTGCGTTTGCAGTATTAGAATACTTAGCAAGATTCTGAATTCCTGTCTTTACCCCGTCACCAACAGCATTTATAGCCCGGAACATACCCGAAAATAATAGTGACATTCCCAGCATTTTTCCCAGACCTGCCTTGGAATGTTTTGTCTGCTTATCGAAATTAAGCATAGATTCCACTGCTTTTTTCATAGCAGAGACCATGCTTTTTACAGCCGATCCTGCGCTCTTTAAAGCAGAGCCAATGTTCTTCATGACTGCACCTACACGCGCAGCAGCTTTCTGCAGATTCTGCATTGCCAGAACAAGCTTATTGTTCTTTTTTTGATATTCCTCTACTTTTTTCTTTAAATTATTGTATGAAGAATACAGCCTTCCGTTTGTACGTTCCAGCTTCTGTGATTCCTCATCGTACTTCTGCAATGTATTTTTATAGGTATCTGTCGATTTAGGATCTATGTACGCGCTGCCGGATACCCGCATCCCCTTCTGTTTGTTCTGCAGCATCTCCATGTCTGCCCATATTTCATCCAACTGCTTATCCAGTTCTTTAATAGGCCCAGAATCAATCGGAAATCCCATATCAATCCATTCGCGCTGCTTAGATTCTACTTTTTCAAAATCTGTCTCAAGAGCCTTGATCTGATCCGAAATCAGCTTGTATCCTTCTGTTTCTATTTTGTTTTTACCCAGCTCATCCAGTTTAGATTTTAATTCAGCAACTTTTCTTTCTTGCTTTTCATAGCTTTGATAAAGACTGTTGACTGTTGCAATCTGCCTTTGAAATGAATTTTTTGCTGCTTCTCCCATTTTTAATACTTGGGCAGTAATCCTTGTCATTCCTGCCTTGATAGTATTTAAGCCTTTGGAAAGACCATCTGTCTGAATCCTGGTATCAATGATGATTGAGCCATCAGCTGCCATATTATCTACCTCCCAACTATTTGAGGTCAGGGTACCAGTTTCAAATTACCAGTACCGAGTTATAAATTGGGGCTATCCTGTTTCCAGAACAGCCCGCATTTTCTTATTTTGCTTCGTCTTTTTTCGTGTATTTAGCAGTATATTTGTCAATCCGTTCCTGCTGCTTCTTTTCTCTTTCAGCTAATTCCTTTTCAATGATTCCGCCAATCACAGTGATAATCTGTTCGGCAAAGGTCTGTCCATCTTCCAGAATTGTAAACGGATGAGTAATTTTAAAGAAGTTTTCCGATACAGGAGCACCGAACAGGAAATCAATCTTTTCCCCGGCTTCTTTCTCCAGCTCAGGAAGAATCTCTTCCAAGTCCTCCCCTTTTATTTTGTCACCTACACTTGCGAAAAACGCTGCTGTCTCTTTATATCTGTTTAAGATTCCAACATCTGTAGGAATAAACCGGAATACTCCCAGCTCATTTCCATCCTGATCTACAATCTCATAGTTCTTAGCACCTGTATTAAATGTTATCTTCTCTGCCATTACTTATCGCCTCTCCCTCATATTTTTGAAGTTCCGTTTCAAGTCTCTGAAGTTTCCTGTAATCCTGCGCAAGTTTTCTATATTTTTCTGCCATTACTCCAATCATTGTAGGCCACATCCCGGATGATTTATCCAGATCATCAAGTGCCCGTCTGGCAGAAGCATTTATTGCCGCCTGAAGCTTGTCCTGTTCATATTTTCTACTTTTCTTCATTCTGATACGTCTCATTGTCTTTCCCCCTTACCGCATCATAAATAGCTGCTAATTCCATGACTGCAACCAACATCAACATGTTAAGTATAATCACATACATCATCTCCTGTCCTATCGTGATACATATATTATCTCACATTTTGTGAGAACAGCTCTCTACCACTTTTGGGCGTTTTTGTTATTTCGACTATTCATCGACAGTTCAAAGGCAACTGGCCTTTCGCAAAGATCGCAATTCAATCTGATATTCTCGCTTGTTCCTCGCCTGTTCGAACACTCCAAGTTCTCACCGCTTCCTCACCGCTTTAATTCCATTTCTCACGGCTTTGTGCGGCTTTCCTGCGGTTTCATTATCAATAACAGGAATCCTCAAAATAGTGGATACCCCTTTTTATAACTTTTCACTGCTTCAATCAGACCAATACCGTAAAAATCAGTAATAACGCATGACCGTAAATGACCGTATTTCTCATAATAGGTCTTTTATTGAACCGTAGGTTCGGCAGCAGGATTTTTATTAACTACCAGCATCACCGCTTCTACTGTTTTATCGGCTCATTTAGCCTTTTTCTTCCCTTACCCTTACAACTTTATCTTAGTTGCATTACAATTGATTTTTGCTCTGTTTTATTCCCATACTCCTGTATTTTCAGATATATTGTGGCTTAGCCTTTCCCTCATCTGCTGACGCTGTTCCTCTGTATACTGTTTCGGAGGAGAAATCCGGATCCAGGCTACCGGAACATGAGCACAAATACTTCCGTCCTCATTATCAGCAACGATCTGACAATCATCAGGATGTTTCTCTGCCAGCTTGCGGATTACAGATTTATACCGGCCCTGAGAGAATGTTAATGTTGCTTTGGTACCATTGGTCATAAATTCAATTGCATTTTCATTACATCCATTCATAAAAATCTCCTTTTCGTTTTGTTCGATAATATTTACAGTCTTATTTTTCGGGGTTCACTCAGGTTTTGTTTCAACCACTTTTATTCTTTTAGGGACTCCGAAATCTCCGAATATTTTCGCGCGCGTAATCGTGTCATTAAACTCCTTTGCGTGCGTAATCACGTCCACGAATCCCCATACTCCCGTCATTTTTTGTCTAAAAATCCATCAATTTGTAATCATCTTTAATATCATCAGGCAATCCCTTAAAAAGGAAATTCTGAGGCATTCTTCGCAATGTTCCAATAATTTCAAATCGCTGTTCACTCTCCAACATGGCTGTTATTTCTGGACATTCTTCTGTGCACTTGGTATACCATGACTTCTGTTGTGGCGGAGAATACCGGGAATCATCACGCACATACAGGAACAGCCACTCTATACACAGGCTCATTGTAAATTGAACATACAACCCACATTCGTAATAATATTGAGCTATCATTAATGCATCATGAAGTGTAGTTGTTATCTGCTCTGGTTTCTGATAATTTCCCTCTGGATAATATTTCACGATACATTCATCTTTCATAAAACTCCATGGAGCAATGGATACAAACGGAGCATGATCCGCCTGCACTTTCATTACCATCTGAGCTCTTTGGTATAAAGCATCAAGCCTTTTAATCAACGGACTTCCCATAATTCACCACCACCTTTAAATATGCAAATCCTTTGTCTGTTTCTTCGTCCCATTATGCCCCTGTGATTTCTTTCTGGCATTTTCCCTTTTGCAAGCTCTCAACCACTGATGCAGCCCCGGCACACTCGTAGCTCTTATCGTTACACGCTTATTTCTTCTCGGCATTTAATGCTCCTTCCTATCCAGATTAGACTTATCCGATTCATAAATCCATCATTTACCCCTCTTCTGCGATTTCTGCTCCTGTTCTACTCGTGACATCAATTCTTCCATAGCTTCCAGACGTTCAATCATATCTACATTCTTTGTCCACTGAGAGCACTGTGACAATGCTGCATTAGCCGCGTTCACTCTGATCTGTGCCGGCACTTCCGTATCAGTGGCCGTATTGACCAACACTGCTGCACATTCTCCAAGTTTTCCCTGCAGGTATGCAATCGCTCCTGTTACGGCCTCGTTTCTTGCCTCAGAATACTTACGCTGGAAGCTGTCTGAATGAATCACAGTATAAATTGTAGGTCTGGGAATTTTCGTCTTTTTAGATATCTCACTTATATTTGGACACGTTAAAAATGCCTGTACTAAGATGTCCTCGCGCGCTTCTGCTGATATACCTCTTGCCATAATAATCACCCCTAACTAATCAATGATATTTCAAATACATAAAAACAGACGGTTTTGACAGGTTGTCGATCCGAGAAGATGTTAATATCTGTTAATGTTTTCGGCTATATATGCTGAAATCGTAGGTTTTCGTAAGTTTCTCCCATATAGAGTGATATGTGGGGTTTTGTCAGGTTCTTCCAGCATCGTCTACTACAAATCTACTGATTTCACCAGTAAATCGAATTCATGAAGTGCTTTCCGCTTATAACCATAAAAATCATTTTCAGTGCATGGAAGTTCACATGAATTGCTGTTTTTGAATATCTGGCGATATCCCACGCTTTCTGTAAAACTTTTTACCAGATGCAAGGCAAGAAATTCATTTGCCCTATTGCATGCTTCGATTACTAAAGAATAATACTGTTTATCTTTTATCATTTCTTTGAGTTCTGCTGCCCGTCCCGGCGTAATCCCATAATCTTTCAATTTCATTTTTCTGATACTCATTGGTATAGAGTCCTCCTGTCCTGTTTGTGGTATAATAGCTTACAGAAAGACTCACCCCTTTTATACGGTCCTGCGTCAGTTACTTTGACTGATACAGGACTTTCGCTTTGCGCTCCAGATCTGACGCAACATTACACAAAATATCCCGGCACAACTGGCAATTATATTGTGATTCTATTTTGTGAAGATCATCTACCAGCTTTGACCAGTATGTATCATCCTGCGGATTTCCCGGCGGATAGTGTTCCCTGTATGCCCGCCAGGCAGCAGTGAATATGTCATAAATCGGCTTTAATTCCTTTGTATTATCCACTTTACTCCTCCGGCATGATATACGCTTTTTCTCCTGCTGCATACTTTTGAAACATATCATTCAACACTTCTTTCGCGCGTTCTGGACTTGCATATTCCGCAATACCAAAATCACCCTCACAAATACGGTTCTTACTTACATAACTGATATACGTCATTTTGAAATTTAAAACTCGTGTTTTATCCTGTGTCATGATTTTCATGATTATTGTCCTTTCCGGCGGTAAACCGCCTATAAAATCCATTACAAAACCAAACTACAAACTACAACTACAAACTACAACTACAATCGTTCCAAAGAGTTTAAAGTTTTCCTTATATACTCTTATATCCCATATTATTATCTTTTATATATTTCTTTTTATAGAATGTAGTTTTTGTAGTTATTGTAGAAAAGCCCATAAATGCTGGGGTTGAGCAGACTACATTTTAACTACAAAGTTGACTACATTCTTTCAAGATCGCCTACTCGAACGGTATTTCCATTTGTTCTTGTTTAGGAACTGGCACAAAGTCAGAAGAGTTTGTAGTTTTTTCCGGTTCAGTTTGTAGTAACATCTTCTGAAACCCTCTCTGACTTCCATACTTAGGAAATTTGCGTGGAGTTTTCATTCTTTGCCATCCTGGTACCTTTGCAATAATACTGTTTATTTCCGATGTCTGATAACTTTTTGGCGAAATGCTTTCTTCCAATGCTTCAAACCATATTTCTCTTGCACACACCTGAGTTTTACCTTCCAGGTATTCCTGAATAATCCCCCGCTTGCCATCATCCGCCATATTCGCCTCTTGAAGTTCCTTTGCCTCTTGCATATATGCTTCTGGAAGTATCAGCTGTGGCTTCTCATTTTTCCAAATATGTACAGCCTCAGCCCAAGCCAGCTTGATTGCATCCATGATTTCTGGCACAAAAAGACTTTTTGATGGTTTCTTAACGCCTGTCTGGACAATTAGGAAACGCCTATTTCCCGTTTCATCCTGTAGGAAATCATCTTTATTGGTAGTTCCGGCGAATACACACTGTCTGTAAAATGTGTCTGCCCGCCGCTCATAAGGAATCCTGTATTTATCCTGCGTTGCGGTCAAAAACCTTTTTACACTCTCAACGCCTCCTGCAGTCCGGGCCAGTGACTTTAATTCTGCAAGTTCGATGATCCAGGATCCTGTAAGGGACTGCACCGCCTTGTCTGAATCCAAACTGTCCAAGGAGTCATTAAACCATGAATCATCCATTGCCATTTGCTTTAAAAATGTACTCTTGCCAATTCCCTGTGAGCCTTGTAGAATCATAGTATAATCAAATTTGCTTCCAGGTTTATACACTCTTGAAACAGCTCCTAGCATCCATAAGCGCATTACCTGGTATGTATAATCAGAATCCTCTGCTCCAAGATATTCCGGCAGCAGGCTTCTTATATGCTCTTTTCCATCCCATGTAAGGGAATCCAGTAATTCTCTTACTGGGTGGAATTTATTCCGCATAGAAACATTTTTCAATGCATCTGCAAAGTCCTGTCGGCTTTTAAGCCCATAATCAGCCTGTATCAGTGAAAACAGTGCTGAATCATCATGACTGCTCCATGCTCTGCAATTATTCTCATTTTCCCATGGCACGTTACCATATAGGTAAGGTTGTTGTGCAAACTCATTAAGGCGGATTTTTCCGGCGAAACGACTGTCTTTATCCATGACGATTTCAAAATTATGCACAAGCTGTTTTACGCTTTTTACATTTCCATCTTCATCATAGTTGCAGTCGAGGAATTTAAAGACTAATGCCGGACATCCAGCTACTTCATCCTTGCTTTTTTGTATTACAGATCGTTTTTTACCTGTATCCTGCTTCTGATCTTGCTGAACATCTACACAAATCTTCTCTGTATCATCAACATTCCTTATTAAATTTTCAAATTCTTCAACAGTATGCCCTGCTTCGAAATAATCAGTAATATCTGCTTTTGGCGTATCGGGCATCGGAACAATTATCTTTACACTCTTAGAAATTCCTTTTAAATCTTTTTCAATAGCAGCTGCCAGTTTCTTCCCTGGAGCATCATTATCAGCCAGAATGACAACTTCAGCACCCGTACACAGTTCTGATACGTTCTTATTCCAATCATTAGCCCCGCCACATGAAAAAGCAGTATAGCCTTTCTTTACCAGTGTATTAACGTCCTTTTCACCCTCAGGTATAAAAATCGGTTCGTTTCTTTCAATGGCTTCTTTTATTCGTGGAACACTTCCGAATATTGCACTGAATTCCTTTTTGTTCCTTCCTTTCAAGCCATATTCAAACCGCCCATCCTTAAGTATTCCGAAAAGCATTTTCTTACCTTCAAGGCGTATTTTTGTGTAAGCATATTCGCCGTTAATAGATACGTAATTGTATACAGCCTCAATCTTTCTTTTCTCTCGGCTTTCTATGTACATTCGCCAGCATTCCTCTGCTGGCCTACTTTCACTAAATAAGTCTGCCATTTTTAATCCTGCTGCCAGTACAACACTTTCAGAGCTGCAACCCGCATGGCATTTTAATAAAGTCCTACCATTATTCCCTTGCGTAATCGTCAAACTGGCTTCCTTATCAGGATGTGCCGGACAGAGTGCTTGTACCTTTCCATTGCCATATTTCTTCACTTGAAAATGTGATAAGATTTCCTCATAGGTCAAATATTATCACCTTCCAATTCCTTCAATAACTCTCTTGCACTTTCCAGAGTTTTCAATGTATTTTCACCTCTATTCTCTAAAGTACGAATAAATTTTCGGATTTCCATTATGTCTCCTGCTGCCGGAAGATAGTAGCCTCCTGGACTCGTCGCACTCGATAAGATTACTTTTCCTGATCTGCGCTCCATCTCAATCTGCTTTTGCAACATTCGAACACTGGAAAAGTGACATTTCACAGTAAGGTACTCCGGTGTCAGCGCATTTTCTTTGCCCGGCAGCAGGTTTTCATATACTCCCATAGAATCGCCACCTTACTCTGAAATCTCATCCAGATACTTTCTGATTTTTGCTACATTCCATAAAACACGTCTTCCAACATAAATCTTAGCGCCTGCCGCTGTGCCAATTTCTGTTGCTGTTTTAATCCCTGCATGCATCAACGCTTGAAGCCCAGCAGTATCCACTGTTAAATCATTGAATGATGCATTATTTTCGTTTGTTTTTCTCATAAATTTCACCTCTAATTCATTTTATCTAATTAACTATTTGCTATTTACAAGTATAATTGTATCTGATATGATATAGGTAAACAATTACCTATTTTTTACTTATTATCGGAGGAGATTAAATTGAAAATAAGTAATAATATACCTATTACTGAATATGAAGATATAATAAATGTATTTACTAAAAATTTAAGAAAAAAAAGAAAAGAAAAAGGATATACCCAACAGCAATTAGCTGAAATGCTTAATGTAACCCTCAAAACATATAGATCTTGGGAAAAAAATACCTTACCCAAAACATTAGAACTTATTAATTTATCAACAATTCTTGATTGCGACATAGATTTTTTATTGGGAAGACTACAGTCCGATACTCATTTTCAGGCATACATAAATAGAACTTACGCTCTTTCATCTGATGCATTTTCAAAACTAAGTCTATTAAACATATACCAAACAGAAAAAAATAATCCTTTCCATAGAAATATTGCAACTCAATGGAATATGATTTTAGAATATCTAATAGCATCAGAAAACGGCAATATTCTTTTAGATCAAATCAGACAATATACAACTTCTACAAATACAAATATTAAAAATGACTATTGTTATCATGCATTGTTAACCGGAAAAGAAATCCATGGGCATAATCCAATAATAGATCTAAATTCATTGTCCGCTATTATTCATTCGTTAGACCTATTGAAAACATACATGCAAAATTTTGATGTAGAAAAACATCAAGCAAAATTTTGTGATTCTGCTACTGCTTTTTTAGAAATAAAGAAAAAAGCACCCAATACCAATTAA